TTAAATCCATTGTATCATTCATATAAGTCATATTTGCACTCAAAGTATCATCTGTAAGGATTAAAGTGCCATCTACTGCTAGGTTAGAGTCGTCAGATATGTCCACAGAGGAGAGATAACTTAAACCTATTACATAATCCCGTATTTGGTCAGCAGTGCTTAAATGAGTTGTATCGCCGTCTGAGGGGGTTGCAGTCGGTATGCCTGTGAAATTGTCCCAAGATTGTAATCTGTAAAGACCAGAATTATTCCAATCGCCATGAAAAGTGTCAGCAGTAATATTGGAATCTCCAACATCCCAATTATCTGTTAAAGGAGTATTTCCGTCACGATGGACTGATAAAGGGTCAATTTCCTGACCTACAGGAGTTCCATAACCTTTGCTTAATTCTACCCAGTCAAACTGATGAACATGAGCTACATTAGGTGGTCCTTCATCTTGATAAAACCTTACCTGAACTACTCCACCTGAGATATGGTCTTCACCATCATAAGCACCTATCGTTTTCATCTCTGAAGTGGTTGATTCTGTTAAATATCCATAACCATCCCAAGAAGAAGTATTATAATTCCATATTTGGATAGCAGCGGTATGACCTGCATCAAGGTCAGTTTTATGCCTTACCAAAAGTGTAGTGAACTCAGTTATTCCTGTAAAATTAACTATCAGTTCAAAGTCTGAGTTTGATTCTGTCACATTGAAAGCTATGCTATCATATGACTGAATCATATCTAATGAACCTGCACCTGACCCTGTAGTAACATAAGTAGTGTTAGCATCAAAATATGTTGTTTCTAAAGTAGATTCATTGAAATCTATTAGAACATCACCAGTTGAATCATTAACATAAATATATTCATCAGCACTAGATAATGATTCAACTGCTGTTTGTAAGTAACTAGATTTATCAGCTGACCAGTTACCGACCATAGTCACAACATCTGAACCTGAGAGATTTGTATCCAATTCTCTGGCATCTATAGTTAAATTTATTTTTGTCTCGTTAAAGGTTGCAGTTGTTCCACTCATATAAATATAAATATCGTCAACTGCTGTAATAAATTTGTTTGTGATATTAGTCCAATCTAAAGTTAACATATTTATAAGAGAAGGTAATCTTGCAAAAGCAATAATTCCACCTGTAATGTTTTCACCTTGAATAGTGACCCCATCATTAAGGTCAGAGATAACTCCATAAGAATCCCAATAATCACTACTATTAGTATTAAGATTACTTTCTTCAGATTGAAAGATATAAGTATCATTTCCATAACTGCTATTAATCAAGTCAATATCATTGGTGAAGTTGCTTAAATGGCTATAAGTTGTATCTGTATCTAAAGTAGATATTGTATCATTCATCTTGCTATCATTGAAATAAGCTATACTTCCATCATCATAGAGATAAACTCCTGATGTTTCATTTATTCCTTGCCCATCAGCACTTCCTGCTTTACATACCCAACTTCCATTAGCAAGCTTTCCAGCCACCACATTTGAACCAGAACAATTACCTGCAGGGTCATTAAGAATATAATACCTTGATTTTAGATTAATATCTCCTTGAGGACTCCAAGTTATAGCCATAGCTATTCCTGAACATATAATAATCATAAAAATAAATAATACAATATTCTTTTTCATTTGTCTAAAAACCTCTTAAGCTGATGTTACTTTGCCATCTTTAGTTAAAGGCTTCCATAAGCAAATAAACTTAAGTGCACCACCTGTTATATCTGCTGTAGCCACAGTTGCAAATATATCTAACCCATTTGCTACAATATTTTCTTTAATAACAGAGGATAATTCAATTGGACTATCCGGTGCTGCATCATGCCAAATTTCCCCTGCATCAATATCTGTTCCAGTTGATTGAGCAATAATGCCTGCTGTTTTACCTGTCGTGCCTACTTCAATTGTAGAAGATGCTCCTGCAATATTTGTAGAACATATTCCAACTACCTTTACAACTACTGAACCTGTTACAGTAAATAAAGAGATAATTCCTTGCTTCCCTGAACCTGCAACATTTGATAATGTTACATCTTTTTCTAATTGCCTCCAATCATTAAATTGGGAATCAGAATATTGAAGATCTGATATATCTTGATATGACATTTATAATCCCTCCATCCTTTTTTTGATTGCTTTGATAACTTTTCCCCTTTTCTTATCTCCTTCCTCAATCTTAAGTAATTTTTGTAATGTATCAATAGTGAGTTTATCTTTGAATATGTTTTTCTTAACAACATTCTCATTCCTATTAAGATAATCATCAAGCATTTCATCTGAAGAATCCTTAGAGGATTTATCCTCTTTAGGTTCCTTAGATGATTCTCCTTTTTGTTTAGGAGATTCAGATTTTCCTTTAATCTCCTCTACAGGTGATTCTTTATACATCTTGGACCATACTATAGCAATAACATCTGGGACTGTATCTCCTTTCTTGTAATCACCTATATCTTCTTTTGCTTTATACATTTGAAATCCCTCCTCATGATTTTCATAAAAAATAAATAAAAAAAAATTACTCTACTTCCTACCATAGAGTGTTAAACACACCTTTAAAGATGACAACCCTGTAGCATTAAGAGTCACTGTTCCTCCACTTACATCACAACTTAGTGGTATAGATAAAGTGGCAGCATCTTCCATTATTGTTGCCTGGACAGCTCTTACAGTTCCAAATTTCTTACTTACATAAGTATTTGTATCTGATGCTGTCAAGACTACAACTTCTTTAGTAGGGTCATTTATTTCTATCCTATCCGTTACAGTTGCAGCAGTCATTTTGTATCACCACTTATGTCAAACTGACTAATACCTTCAGATAGGTTGTTCCTACTGTTGCACTTGCAAGAACTAACTTTGTTCCTGAGTGTGTATATGTAGGTGCTTCTGGGGCCCCATCAGTCGAACTGTCTAAAGTCATCCCATCAGCCATTATCACTTGTCCACCTGGACAGTAAGTATCAGTTACTATCCAATCATTCTGAGTGGCTTTAGTTACCTTCACAATATATTCCACCAATCTTATTGGTGTTCCTGTTACCCCAGTAGATGGCAAATATGTCTTTTGCACAACTGTAGGTGTTAATGCGGCAGCAGTCATTTATTATCTCCTCCGTGTTATTTTTTTTTATGTGCAGAGTTTCTCTGACTATGCCCTTAATCAAGAATCAAGAGCAATAAAATAAATAAAAAAAAATTAATACTTAAGATGTTGCGTTTCCGTAACACATGCTAATCCTTCTTGGAGCACGGTTATAGATTCCGAAATACATTTTGATAAATGCATCTTGGCTATCTGCTGTCTTACCCAACTTTTCAAGTGTAGGTGGAACCCAAATAGCAGCTCTATGAGTCTCCAAGTCAATACAGAACCAATCATCTGTATTGCAATCTACATCCTCAAATACAGGGATTGAATCAACGAACAAGTCTGTTGAGAATCCAAAATCAGTATCCTTTGAAGATAACATCCTTCTGCTATCATCAAATTTACCCCTCAACAAGTCCCCTTGAACAGGGCTTGTGATATAGATTAAGTTCTTTTTCCTTGCTCCTTCTGTTGTTGCATTCCTCTTCATTGCCCTTAGATTAGCCATGCTAACAATTGCACTTGCTCCATCTATGTAAGTATTTCCTGCTGAATCAGGTGCAAGTTTATTTGCTGCACTCCTTGTAATATTATACAAAGTAGTATTACCTGCACTATCTGCAAGATATTCAAAGCCAATCACTGCTGAAGCAGTCTCAAGACCAACTTCATCAAATAATGCACCATTTAGAACTTCAAGCATATCCATTGTGCTATCTAGGACTTCTTGTGCAAATACATCATTTACAGGGCCACCCCTTGCAGCTGCAATCATATCTCCATCAACTGAAACACCAACTTGAAGTTTCTTGAACTTAGTTTGGTATTTAAGCCTGGTAACATTATCTGTTGTTACAGCATTACCTGTATAGAATGTTGCACTTGCATTTGCTGCAGTCTTCAATGTGAACTGAACATGGTTATTACCTTTCTTGCTGTAATCATCTTTTGCAAGTAGATTCCAAGTAACTGTCTCCTGATTCAGTGCATTGTAAATCACAGGGTCATAAATATCCTGTAATTCTGCTGTGCTTTGTAAATAATCTGTATCTGAATTCTGATTAGTTGTTAATCCAAGACCTTTGAATTCAAGGAATCTTCCATTTACACCAAAGGACTTAAACTCCCTTTTTTCAGCTGGACTTGTTACAGCAGATTGCCAATCAAGGCCTAGTGCATCACATGCTCCTGCAGCTCTACGAAATTGTTCCTTAAGCTCAATTTGACTTGGCTTTTCAATCATATCTCTAAACTCCTTTAACTCCATAGGAATTTCCTTTTGGTCTTTAGGAGCATCTCCATCCTTTAGGACTTTTTCTTTGACTTCCATTTTCTTTAACACTCCCTCTGCAATTTTACTTGCTGTATTATCGAGCAATTCTTTCTGCTCTCTTTCTTTCTTCTCCCTCTTCCAATTAGTGAATTCCTTCTTTTCAGCATCTTCAGATTTATCTTCTGGATTATCCTTTGGTTTATCCTCTGGATTATCTTCTGGATTATCCTTTGGTTTATCTTCTGGATTACCTTCTTGTTGTTCCTTTGGTTTATCCTCTGGAACATCATTTGTTTCCTCACTCATATTAACAACCTCCTTGTCTCCTTTTTTACTAATTAATTCTTTGAATTCTTTGAAACCATATCCATCAACAACTGCATTTTTATTTACCGGATTGTTTGCAGCAGTATATCCAAATAATCTTGTATCTGGATTCAAAACTCTAACTAATTTATCTTCAAACCAATCAAAATCAGTTGTCAAGAATCCATTTGAATCATAAGTTATAGAAAATGAATTTAAATCTCCTGATTGAAATCTTTCAACTATTTCAGGAGTTTTTGAATCCTCTTTAAGTAATTTGGTATCTACATATAATCCCCATTCACCATCACTTAAAGAAATGACTTCTGCAGGTTTATTTGATACATCTGCTTCTCCAAAATATTCAGGATTAATTGGTTTTCCTTCACTATGATGAATACCCATAACCCTAGCATCAAATTGATTATTCATTTGATTAGCAAAACTATCTAAAGTTTCTTTAGGAATCATATCTGGAATATCAATACCATCTTCCTCATCTAAAGAATCAATATGGGATGTTGCAATTAATCCTTCGATATGAAATTCAGTATCAGTCTCTTTAAGTTCCAACCCAACAACAGCGCACATCTTCTCTTTCTTTTCCTTTTTCTTTGGAAATGGCTTAGTATCATCATAA